AGATCGGCGTAATTTATTGTTTTATCCATTGATGTACACCCCTTTCTGGTCAATACCCGGGAAGCCGCCAAAACGTTGGCTGTTGTTGCGCTCCCGGCAGTCCTGCAGAGTATGGTTACATGTTGCCAGTTCGCTTGTCGCTCCACAACGAAGCCCCTTATATTTAAAGGGACAGTTATTTTTCATATACCTGTTTAAAGGACGACGTGTTTTGGAACTGTAGCCGCTGCCTAATGTAAATGTTATGTACTGCTGATTGACAGTGCATTTCTGAACTACATAGTGTTCTTCTACTTCCGCTGTAGCCTCGTCCAATGCTTTACTGTTTACCACGCGTACAATGACTTCCGTATTATTTCCGCCGCCAGCTTCTTCGACATAATACTGCAAAGCCTGGGATACATTATCTACCTGGATTTCCAAGTTTGGATCACTGCCGGTACTGTCTTCGCCTACTTCCCCTAACGAGAACGGAAAAGCCTGATACAAATTACCATTCCAAATTACGTCCTCGATGTTATAACAAATGCGTATCGGTTCTTCAAAGCAAATATCCAGAAGTATGATAAAGGCGCTGTCTGTAGACAGCTTATTTTTTTCTGCTTTAGCAATAGCTGACAAACTGAGCATCTCACACCTCCGTCAGCTCTAAGGTTATGGTCCAATAATCTAAAGTGCTGAGTTCAACATTACTGACATTGGTTATCCGTACCTCTATTTTTTTATTCGTCGCAGGATTCGTCCAGGTAAAACTCTGCGCCGAATACTTGACTTTTTTCGTTATAAACTCATAAAGAATCTCATATTCATCTTGCGGCAGAGAATTCCATTTCAAGGTATATTTTGCCCTGCTGCGTGTAAATTTGACCCGTGATTGCATACTGCCATCTTCAAAATTACTACGCAGTGAATTATCCTCTACTTCCATACCTATCGGATAACTCGGAGGCCGTATTTCCGGAAACGTGATCACGAATTAGCCACCCCCTTCAAGAGTGTTTTAATACCGCCTCTATTAGTGCTTATTGCTTTTATAAGTATGCCTATAACATAACTTTCGCCATCCCAAGTAGTTGATGTCTGCTGTGCTTCGAGCGGAGTACCACTTTCATTGATAAGCTCTACTTTGATGTTGATATTATTGCTACCGCTCCGGCTTTCGCCGCTGAACATTGCTTTGGTTTGTGCTGCAGTGTATACCCGCCCCGGCGTCTCCAAGTCAAGTATTTCAGGGCCTTTTTCTCCAACTAGATATCGTCCAGGGGATGCATAACCGCCTTTCGCCAGTCCTCCCATCAAAGAATGCCCAGAATAACTTTTTCCGCCAACACTAAAATTAGAAACATTAGAAAGAATTCCACCAAGATCAGTGTTGCCACCAATCCCGAAAACGCTCATAATGGCATTCATAACCAAACCCTGCATTATGACTTTCATCATCATATTGAGAATGTCGTTAGTAAGGTTTTGGAACAATTCTTTAGATGCCTCGGAGAAAGACTGCTGTTCGGTGATCATATTCTGACCAAAGCTTTCAAACTCTCCGATAATGCTGTCAAAGCCATCTACATAAGTTTGGTAATAATCTGCCTGGTAGTTTTTTACTACGTCCAAAGCATTTTCCCATGAAGCCGCCATATCTGAAGCTTGTGCCTCAACAAGATCCTGACTTGCCGCTGCATATTCCTGCTGGATACGAAGCATTTCTTCCTGCGTCAGCTTATCGCTTTCCAACATCTTCGCTAACTGCCGTTTATAGTTTTCCAACTCAGCCATACGCATAGCGTCGATATTGCTGTAGTAATCTCCGTAACTGTCTTCCAACGCCTGCAGGCGTTCCATTTCCATGTTATGACTTTCAGTTACCCAGTCACGGTTATTCTGGGCTTCTTTCAGTTCCCGATACTTATTTATCTTTTCCTGAACAGCACCTATTTCTGCAGCATCTACACCAGCTACTTTTGCCCGTTCAACAGTCGAATTCATTTCTTCGATCTGCGCTTCGAGTTTAGCTTGTGCTATTTCCAGTGGGGACTGCGTAAGCTCGGCTATATCGACATCCAGATCTTTAGTGAGTTCATCTATTTTAGTTTTCCACTTTGTAAGCTCTTTCAGTGCCTTGTCTGCCGCCGCTTTAGCCTTCTTATCTTCTTTCTCAGCGGATTTATCGCCAAAATCTTTCAGTGTTAATCTCTTGGCTTCTTCCATTGCGTCTTTTAATGCCGCATCGGGATCATAAGTCCATTTCGCCGCTTCTACGGCATTTATCGTCATAGCCCTGGGGTTAAAATTAGGATTTTTTATTAAATCCCAATCATCACTTTCACCCTGAGACAAATATTTATTATCTGCTGTGTTCGACAGTGCAAGCTCGTATCTATGCAATACATCATCCAGAGATAAACCATTCATCCCTGCATAAATACCAACCGTCCCGGCACCAACAGCCAACCCTGTACCTATAGCTGTACCACCAGCAGTACCCAATGTTGTAAGAAGCCCTGCTGCAGCTCCCATTTTTGCAACTTCTTTATATGCAGTGGACAACTTAGAAAGCCAGCCTATAAGCCCACCAATGGCACTTATTGCAATACCTACATTTATAGCTGTATCTCCCATACTTTGTGCAAAATCGTTAGTATCATCCGTAAGCATTTGAACAGTAACACCTAGACCTGTCAATGCACTGCCAGCTCCTAACGCATAATTTTGCATCTTTTGCAGTTTTTTTCCATGCTCTAATGCTGCATTTGCTGCCAAAATATGTTTTTCCTGAGCATCAAGGGTTTGTCTTGCCAGATCCAGTTGCCCTTTAGCCGCTTGCCGCGCAGCCTGCAGTTGCATTTTCCCTGCTTCTTGTGCGGATACACCAAGTTTTTGATAATGTACAGCCGCAAGAGCAAGGTCATCTGCCAACTTCATATTATCTTTGCGCGCCGCCTTAACAACAGCATCACTGACTATTGCGCTTGTTTTTTGTGCTGCCTGTTTTTGGCGTTCAGCCTGTTCGATTACCACCGCCGCATTTTTTGCCGCCTGTATCTCCTGCTGATACGCTCCCTGTGCCGCTATTTTATTTTGATTCCAGTAGCCGTTGACCTTCTGTACCGCCGTACCCAGCAAAGTCTGCGCCTGATATGCGTTATTGGTCTGTACGGCCACATTTGCAATATCTAGGGCAATATTACCTATTTTCCACGCCGCAAGAGCTATGCCGACCTCTTTAGTATGATCCGCTAAAAAACCTGCGGCTGTACCGGCTTTTTCCAGAGAGGGAGTAACAATGGTACTAGCCGCACTACCCAGCTCACCCATACCTTTTGCAGCGTTAACAACATGTTCGCTAAACGCCTTGATATTATCAACGGTTTCAGAATTCAACTCAAAAGTCTTCTGATTTAAGAACAGTTCGGCTATATCTTCCAGTATTTCCTTATAATAATCGTATAAGGGTTCCGTAGCTATTGCAGATGTTCTTGTGTAGCCTTCCTTGATTTGATCTGTCAAGCCAGCCATAGTTTTCGGCGTTTCCAAAGCTGCTGTTTTAAAACCTTCCATACGTTTCATAAGGAAGGCGTACAGACCTTCTGCACTGTTTTTAGCTTCTTTGATATCGGCATCTGTAAGCCCCAAAGAGGTTGCCAGCGTACTGGATTGAGGACGGATACCGCCCTGCACCATATCACGTAATTCCTGTACGATCTGATTCCGGGGCAAACCTAATGATTTTACCGCGTTTACACCAACAGTTGTAAATTCTTTCAGCTGATCTATCGTCATACCGGCTTCAAGACCTGGTCCCAGCAGGGCCCGGAATGTTTCAATTAAATCTTCACTGGTTGCAGCTGTTCTTAATGCGGCATCGTTTAAATCTTTTAGGATACCGTTAGATATCCGCATTGCTGAATTCCATTCCAGTGTTTTTCCATCCAGTTCAGTCATAGACTGTAATATACCGGATATACCGATTTGATTCGTTTCCATGTTTTTGGCAAACTCATAGGGAGCTTTTATAAGCTCACCTATAGCTCCGCCTGCAGTATACATACCCGTCAAAGCCGCAGTAACACCTGCCGCCTGCGCGGTAATACCGCGAAAGATACTGGATGTAGAAGAAGCGGTTTTATTCAGATTAGATAAATTTTGTTGAGCTTTTAAAAGCCCTGGACTTAAAAGGTCCGTTAACGCTAACAAAATCCTTGTTTCTATAACATTAGCCACTTCTTACTACTCCTTTCCTTACCGGATTTTCTTTCCTGGTCTTCTCAATAAACGCCTGTATTTCAATATCTTCCAACTTCTGTAATTTTTCCATCAGCAGTTCACTAACCCTGATTTTGTACCGATCAAAAATGTAGCTTGCACTCTGCCAGTCCACACCCTGCGGAACAGCACCGCCAATACCTATTGCACAACGCTTACAATTCCTTATCAAATACCACGCCATCATTGCTTCCCTGTTTCCTTCCATAAGCTCCGGCGGTCGGTATTTGCAGGTTTCACAGTCAAGCGGCTGCTTTGTTATTTCCCGGAGACGTCGGCAGTCTTTACAATATTCGCCTCGCTCACGCTGCCATTTGTCGAGGTCTTCAAGTTTTTTATTTCGTCCGTACGAATATTACTTGTCAGACTGACCGTAGTTGTATAAATAGCCATAAGCTCACCGGGAGAAAAACTATTTATATCTTTTACCCCGTACACATGTTCCATTACCCACGGAACAATTTTGCTCAGATATTCTTTGCCGGATACTTTATTTTTTGCAAGGCTGTCCGAGAATTCGTTATATTCCACATTTTCTTCCCATGTCATAGCTCTGCATTCCAACAATACTTTCTTAGCCATTTTTCCTGCTCCTTCCTTACGCTTCTACTGTTTTAGTGTATTTTTCAGTCTTATTGATCAAAGTTACAACTACGCTGCTGTTCTGTGCATTTTCTTTATAAAATGCGCTGTAATCCAGCGTTTGTTTGATTCCTGTAGGTCCGTCAATACTTGGCGTATTTCGAGAAATTTTCATTTCCGGATACAGGAAAGAAAGGCTAAAATCCCCTGTTTCAAAAAGAATTTCCGCACTGATAGTAGTGCTTTCTTCCGCATATTTGATAAACGTATCATCGGTGAAAAATGCGGTCATACTACCGGAAAGATTCAAGATACCTTCATTCAATGCTGCCCTGAAACCCTTGCCACCTATAGCGTAAGTATCACCGTCAAGGTTCATATTCATTTCCATAGATACTTCGGTACAAATAGCGACAAGTTCTCCGTTGATCTTAAACGAAGCCATAAAGTTACTGAAACGGTCAAAATTCAAAGTTCTCGGGGACGAGCTGATAGTAGCATCAAGAATAGTTTCATTAGCTCCCATCATGTCGATATTTGCCGTCAGTTCTCCGTCGCCGCCAACGGTAATACTCATAGTATTTACCTTGCAGCCGCTGTATTTTGCATAAACGCCAATATCAGGAAATGATTTTTCTATGATCAACGAAGGCTGTCTCCGGGATGGCTTAAATACATGTTTGTATGTGCCGTCGGTATCTCCCGCAGTGGTAGTCGGTTCACCAAAAATAGCCATAAGCCAATAACCAAAAGATGTTCCATCTACCGGAGCTACAAGTTGTCCTGCTACGTCAATATTACCCATAATCGGTTCGACAGGGTCACGCCGCCCTGTAATGGTACTTGGATCTGTTTTATTTTGTGTTGCAGTCAGGGCATTAGAATTGAACGGTAATGAAATTGCCCTTGTCGCTAAATCACTGGGATCTGTTTTATATGCATCCTCAAAAGCAATCAAGCTTTGCGTATATACGCCTTGTTGCTGTTCGCCATTTGCCATTTTATTTCACCTCTCATTTTTATTAAAAATCTGTCATACCTATCGGTCCTAAAATCTGCTCAAACTCCCATTCCAAATGTATTAAAGCCGTCCATAACCGCCCCGCCTGGTCCACTTCGCCAGTGAATACGACTTGAAATACCTTCGGAGGAAGCTTTTTATCCTTGTAGTTATTAAGCTCCTGCTGAATTATCTGTATGATGTCAGATGCCAGCTTATAACTTCTCAGGATGTAAACCTCACTGTCGGTAACAACGTAATTATCTTCGCCTGCTGCTTCACTTGATACACCAACAACAAGATCGCAGGAATATTCAGCCTGTTTTGCCAGCCCTTCGACTTTCCCCGCATTATAAAACATCAGATACGGGACTGAATTTATATCCGGTACTTCGTTTGTATTGGCGTATTCTACAGCAACAGTTATTCCTTTGCCGAATTCCTGCTGGCAATAATCATCTAATGTTTGGGAGTTTTTCAGATATTCTGCCAGTTTCCGGCTCATTTCAACCATATTAATCTGCTGCAGCATTTAAATTCTTATACACCGTATATTTACGGCCCTTTCCTTTCTTTTTATCAAAACCGCCATTTTCCATATACTCCTGCACTCGCTGCCTTATATAACCTGGTATTGCCGGTGCGATCAACATATACGATTCTTCAACGAACGGCCGTGCCGGCGTTGTCAGGGTCTCTGTCGTCGGCCTTAAATGAATGCCTTTCCTGTGGAAATCTCTCCGCATTCCCGGAGTTACCAGTTTCGTATAACCGAACTCCTGCCTGTTGCCCTCATAAGCCGCTGTACGGCTTGTCCAGCCAACACTTACGCTATTATTAGAGGCATTGTAGGCATAACCTAACGCATTACGCAGTTTTCCGTACCATTCTTTCGGTGCGGTTTTTACCAGTTTCTGACGTTCTGCGAGTGGCCAGCGTTCCTGCCAATTTTGGCCAGGGAAATCACCGCGGATGTCTTTTTTCAATTGCTTCTGGACCATATAACCCGTACTTTTCAAAAGGCTTCTTATAAACCTCGGATTATCCTGTAGCCAGCGTTTTATCTGCGGTGTTGTATTATCTTCCAACGTGATTTTGAAATACATTATTTCTCAAATCCTCTCGCAAAGCCCTTATTATTCTTAGAGCACGACAAAACTATGGTATCAGCTATTGTGTCCCAAAGAGATAATTTATCAACCCGCCATTCACTGTTTTTGTGAATTATCTTATCTCCCGGTTTAAACCCATGAATATCCTCCGCCAAGAAAGTAAATTCTGCTTCATCTCGAACCGCATCATTAACCGTAGTATTCCGAAAAAAGTTTTTTCGGACCACTACCGCAGATCCGATATTGACTATTGCAGGTACTTCTTTGCCGTTATATATCACGGGTTCGACCAATTCACTTTGCCATATTGATCCTCTAACCGCCTCTTTTATGCTCATCTGATTCACCTTAGAAAGAAGGCGGACTAAGCCGCCTTCCTGATTTAGTTGATTTTTACAAAAACCTTACCGGCAGAAGAAGCCGCGTCTTCCCATACGATACCAGCCAGGACTTTATCGTCTTCTGCTAACGCTACAGGTTCTTCTGCTTCGGATAATGCCGCTGCCGCCGCAGGTGCGGTTGCTGTAATTTTTTTAGTGGTTTTGTCGTAATAAACTTTTTGGCCTTGTTTCAGTTCTTCTTCCCCTTTTGGAAGCGCAAATACACCTTCCATATAGACGGCGATCAAATCACCGGTAGACGCACTTGTCGCAGCAATACCGATAACGTCATTAATGACGATAATATCACCTCGTACAACGTCCTCAGTGCATACATAATCAAGATTCTCACCTTGTCGTCTAAACATTTTCTATCACTCCTTCTAGCTTATTTACCCGGATTTTTTACCAGGCCACGAGTATCTAAAACATTGATTGCAAAATCGTGATACATGCGGAATTTGATGCCCAAAGTGTTAAAGTCTGTACCGGTTTCAATGATCGGCGCAGAATTACCGTTCAGATAGCAGACTTCAATGGTATGGACCTGCCCTTTGGTTGCTACCAAATAATAAGCGGTTTCGCCGCTCAATTCGTCCAAAGTAGCATCTACGATCAACTCTAAATTACTGCGGCTTCTGTTAGCCGGATTGCTTACGCCGCTATTTTTACCTTCTGGATCAGCGGTAGAGGTCAAAAGCTGTTCTGCTGTAGTTTCCAACGCCGCCGGAATGATCAGATATTTCGGCACGATGTTGAGTACCATTTTTTCGCCCAGCTTTTGTTTACGCATCAGTTTTTTAGCTTCGCCCAGGGATTTTACAGACAATGCCGCAGCAGTTCCCAGATTGCCCTTGTCATTGCTGTAGTTTTCTGCTTTCACCAATGCCTGATATGCAAGATAGTTCTTGTAGCGTTCCATAGAAGCGCGCATCAGACGAGGCACAGAAGTCAGAACACCCAAATCATCGTTGATCATCATTTCACGGCTGAAATTCGTAGCGTCGCCATAGGTTGCCAGTTGTACGCCAACAGAAGCATCCTGCAGTTCGCTGTAGCTGAATTCGCCGCCTTCCGGAATTTGTACCGGCGCCATAGCGTCGTAAATAAGATAGCGTTTAGCTAGTTTGAAATCGCTGTTGCTGCCTGTTTGCGTCCATTCCTGATAAGTAGTTCCAACCTCAACATAACCGCTGGACATACTCTTGTGTGCGATATTATCTGCAATAGAAGCTAACGCACTGGTAGTGGTCAGCGCACGTTTTAAAAGTTCACGTTCAGTAAGAACGTTAATACCGCGCTCACCCGCATCTTCCAGTACCATACGTGCAATATCCACAAAACGACGATTGCGGAATTCATCCGCACCCGGAGCGGGTTTCTCCAATACGCCGCCATGTCTCAGGAACAGTCCGTCTACGATAGCCGCACGTTTTTTGTCCGCTTCGTCTTCGGTAACTTTACCTTTCGGCGGGTCAGTTGGCTTATACCGTTCCTGCATAATAGCAAGGGCACGTTCATTAGCTTTCTCAATAGTGCAGGTCGCATCGTTCAGCATTTCATCCATATCTTTTTCCTCGATTTTCAAGTTACGGCACAAAATACGGATGTTATTTTGGCGTTGAAATTCTTCTTTTTTAGCGGTTGCCTTAGCTTCACGCTCTAAGGCTTCTCTTTCTTCTGGTGTCATTTTTTCTCCATCTCCTTTTTTATCGTCTTGTTGTTCGCCGTCGTTTTTAGCGCGGGAACTTTCGGAAGCATTTTTAGCTTCCGAGTTATCTCCGTCTTCCGGTTCAGGTTCTTTTCCTTCTCCCAGAGCGCGGAAATAATTTGGATCATATAACCTGCTTCGCCCCACTCCTACAGAGGCATCTGCTGGTATAGATACAATACTGATTTCAAACGCTTCCCATTTGTCCCCAATCAATGCCGGTCCTTCGATACCGTCAGAACTGGTTTCGTCACGTTTGAGAATGCTGTAATCCATAATGTCATAGCCTACGGACACGCCTCGCAGGCTGCCGCTGGCAACTTTACGCATGATGTTTTCTGAAAAATCATCATCATCGAAGGTAATATCTGCATAAGCACGGCCGTTTTCGGTCCAGAGTTTGTCTACCCTGGCTATGACCTGGTTTTTGTTATGGTTGAACAAAACCGGCATAACTCCGGCTTTAAACCGTTCACTGCCCATAGCAGTGTCATTCACACGCAGTATTTCCTTACCGTACCAATAGTCTCTTACTGGTGTTTCAGAGGCAAAAGATAGCCTTGCACTCCTGTTTTCGGCGTTAAAATCAATCAGTGTCGCTCCCCTCATTCTTAGGGTTGTCGCCGCCTGTTCCGCCGTTATCTTCTTTTGTGGCATCTGTATCAGCTCCTTTCGTTGTTTTCATTACCGGATATTCCAAGCCCAGTTCTTCCATCATCTGTTTTTCCGCTGCCAGCTGTTTCAGCTGCTCTTTCCAATCCTTACCCTCGCTCGCCGCAAGGTCTTTTCGGGTCAGCGTCATTGATTCTATGCCGATCTTTTTGGCATTGGCCTCTTTCTGCGGGTCAATCCACGGCATTCCCTGCGGAATAAACTCGTGTTCCAAATAGTCGTCCAGGTTAGTCCAGAAATCAGGATATTCCGATACCGGGATCAGCCCTGCCTGATACGAACTTTTTATGACTTCTTCATACATCTTGCTTAAAACATGTTCTATCAGCGACATTTGTATATCCAGATAGGTTTTTTCATCTTCTAACAGGTTTTGACGGGCCGAAGAATAATTGACCTCGCTTACATCACGGCTCGCGCTTTCATGGGATAATCCCTGACCTGCCGCAGCAAGCCGCTGTTGAGTAGTAGTAAATTCTTTAGTTTCAGCTGCAGCGCCGGTAGGAATAACGCTGGTTGCATCCTGCCCGGGCTCCAGATAAAGGATATCCCCACCGCCAAAGCCCTGTATTTTCTTTTCCGGGGGCATTGGTGTGCCAAATTTGTCCAGAAAGGTCTGCAGATTCCTTCCGATACCGCCAACTATTCCATCAGGAAACTTCTGTGTGATCACCAGCGCCAAGCTTGCCGCTATTTTGTGAGCGAAACTTACTGTTTCCAGGTAGTCGTCAGTATCCCTGATTCGGGGCAGGCTTCTTGCCAGACTGGATATCTCCCGGTATTCACTTGGTCTTTGCCGCTGCCAAAAGAACAATACCCTTTCTGCTTCCACACGCTCTATCTCGTAGTTTATGAAGCCATTAGGATCAGTCTTTTTCAGATAATAAGCCGTTGGTCTGTTATATTTATCAAGCTCAATACCATTGACGACCACATTGCCATTATCTGCCTGTATACGCCCCAGACCGTCGATATCGTCAACTTCTCGGATTTGTATTTTGAACGGATATTTAGCGTCTTTGACATAGGTTTTGATTATCAGGATACCGCCGTCTACTTTATAACGCTGAACTATCATATTCAGCATTTCCCGCAAAGACTGCTGACCTGTCAGGTCACAATTTTCCGGTTTAGACCAGCGCCGCCAAAGCTTCTCCGCCAGCTCATTGAACGCCTCGTTTTTTGTCCGTGACTGTAAATTAAAGCCACGACCTACGATATTCCGCCGATACGCAAGCAAAATGCCATTAGCAATATCGCTGTTCCGTTCTGCATCCCGGGCTCTCGCCCTCATTCTGTCCCTTGAAATTTTATTTATACTTTCTCCGGTGCCGATAATCGGGGTCCAGTTTGCTCTGCTTGCGCTTTGCCCGCCAGCTTTGTGTCCGTTATTCAACGCATTCCTGAACCGCATTCGCTCATAGGCTATTTGTGGGCTGAATATTGCTATCGCCCTGTCTAAAAAGTTAAGATTTGATTCTGTAGTTGGATTTCTCACGTTATTTGACATTTTTTATCTTCCTATCCACAAAAAAATCCCTTGACCATCCTGTCATTACTGCTTCCGTTCCCTTCCTCCTGTGCTAATTGCTGTTCCAGGTAAAGGCGTTCTTCTCTCAAAGCTGCCAAACTGGCATTTTCGACCTCAGAGGTCGGTGTTTTAATCCTCTGCCCTGCTGTCAATACCCGATTTATCGCCGCATCGACATTTTTTAGCCTTTCTTTTATTCTTTCTGCTTTTGTAGACACCGTTTATTCCCCTCCTTCTTCCGGTAAAACATCTAAAAGGGACACATGCACGAGATCTGCCGCCAAAAATGCGTATACTTCGCAGTCCCACCAGTGATTTTGCTTCGCCGATGTCTTTTTCTCCCACATCTCGACCTGCCTGCCGCCTTTAGTACGGATAACTCTGTGTTCCGCAGTCAAATGCTCTGCGTATACGAGCTCCGTATCCCGATTCAGCATCCAGGCTCCCATCCCAATGGGTCTATGCAGTCGTGATACGATAACATTTTTGTACTGGTCAGTATCGACGATATACAAAAGCGACGGCCTTACGCCTTTTATTTTCGGCTCTACATTCGCAGGACGGTACTTTCCTACCATCGGCGAACTTGAACCTTTACACGGTATCGCTACCCCGTGATGATTATTGCAGTATTCGTATACTTCGTCCGTTCTATAGCCGGAATCCACACAGTATGCCTGAACCTGCCAGCGCAGCTCCCCTTCTTCGTCTGGCCAGAATTTGTCCATAATGCTTTCCAGTTCTTCCCAGCTCCGGGCCATACCATAAGCAATATTCTGACTTGTAAGTTTGGCGCCCCATGCACGTATCGTCCAGTAAAAATAATCTTTTTGAACGTCCACGCCTGCAGTAAGGAGCTGTGCCCACCGGGGAACAACGTGTTCTGGTACTTCCGTGCGTGAATCCATAACGCTGCCAATGTCCATATTGGCAGACAGGTTTTCCCACGGTTCACCTAACCATGAATTGATAAAATTCATAAGGTCTGCCGGATCATTCTTACTGCGCTGAAATTCTGCCGCCACCTGTCCGAAGGTGATCCACGGGCTATAGATAGAATTTATAGCAAAACCAATCTTTTTCGGTCTGCCTTTACATTCATTTTCCGGAATCCATTTACCATGCCTGAGCATTTCTGGTTTAT